AAAGGGGCCCAAGACTCAGAGGAAGTCTATAATTGTCCTTCAGCGCTGGATGGCGCGATAGATTGTGTCGCTAGTGGTTTGTCACTGTTACTTATGGTTACAACTGCATATGCACTCTATGATATGCTTGCACCTTTGCGAGCTCGCATGTCGAACACACCGGAAGAGGAAGTTATTTTCTCTACAGGGGACCCGTTAGTCCCCCAATCACAGGAATGTTGTGGTCAGTTTTCACAATTACTTCCTCCACCTCCACCTCCTTCTCCAATTCGGAGGGTTCCTAAGGTTAGAGAGCATTGGTTTTCACACTTTGTGGTTCCACAATCAAGAGAGCTTTTGACTGTCAACAATTTGACAACTCAGAATGTCACGTTCATGGATTATTCACCTGGGGCAACTTATCAAGTCGAATCGAGTTATGATGAAGTGCATACTGAGACCATTGAGAATGATCTCGATTTGAATAATTTCTTTTCGAGGCCTGTTTTGGTTGGAAGTCTCAAGTGGACTGTTGGTAATGGACCCGGCATTTTGTTGTCCAACTTGAATCCTTGGTCGTTGTACTGGCGAAATACTCGCGTGGCGAATAGAATTTCAAATTTTAAGCTATTGCGAGCAAAGATGCATGTCCGAGTTTTGTTGAATGGGTCCCCGATGCATTATGGGCGAGCCATCATTTTTTATACACCTTTACCAGGTGATGATGATGTTGGCAGAGCTCAGGGTATCAATCCAGAGCCTATACAGAACTTGGTGAATAATTCTCAGAAACCACATCTTTGGTTGAATCCCACAACTAGTCAGGGAGGTGATATGGAGTTACCTTTCTTGTGGTATAACAACGCTTTAGATTTGCCTACTGGTGAATTTGATCAGATGGGTAATTTGGACCTTGTTGCAGTTACACCACTCCGACATGCAAATGGGGGTTTGTCTGACGTTAACATTACTATTTTGGCTTGGGCCACTGATGTGGTCCTTTCTAGCCCTACAACTTGTAATGTTGATGGAATTTCTCCTCAATCAGATGAGTATTCTAACAAACCTTTTTCTGTCAAGGCGACAAATTTCGCTTCCATGATGGATCGCTTGTCCACTGCGCCTGTCATAGGGCCCTATGCTCGAGCAACTTCTTTGGCGGCTTCTGCTGCATCTGGTATAGCTGCTTTGTTCGGATTCAGTAAACCTTTGCAATTAGAACGATGTGTTATGGTTCCTAAGGCTACAAACGACATGGCAGTTTCTGGAGGAAATGACGACGGACATAAGTTGACACTAGATCCAAAGCAGGAGTTGACTGTTGATCCTAGGGCTTTTGGTCTTGGGTCAAAGGATGAGATGGACATACGTCATGTCGCTTCAACTGAGAGTTACATTGATACATTTACATGGACATCTGGCAATTCAACTCCTGCTGGAACAATTTTGTGGAACGGTATCGTTGATCCTGGACAATATGTGATTTATGGTGCTTCAGGTTTGGATATACCCAAAATTAACATGACTGCTTCTTGCTTTGCTACTACTCCATTTCAATATTGGCGTGGTTCTATAATCTATCGGTTTCAAATAGTGTGTAGTGCCCTTCATAAGGGACGTCTGCGTATTGTGTATGACCCGGAGATTGAAGTTTCCGCCAATGATCCTACAAGGATTACGCCGGAGTATAATTTAGCCTATCACACTGTAGTCGATATTTCAGAAACTCAAGATTTCGAAGTAGTTGTAGGGTGGGGTCAACCGTCATCATATAGAGAAAACTGCTTTTATGCAGGGATTGGACCTATGTTTGACAATACCCCTTTACTTTACAATTCGTCTTTGAACACTGCTGGAAACGGAGTCCTTGGTGTGTATGTCATGAATGAATTGGTGAATCCTAGCGCTTCAGTCGATGATTGTTATGTCGTTGTTAGTATGAGAGCTGGACCTGATTTTGAGGTTGCATGTCCTACTAGTAGACCTATGGCTCGTTTGAGGTATTTAACTCACAGCCTGGTCAATCCACCGGAAGCTCTCGTCGCTGAAATTATCGAGGAAGAAACGGCAGAACCTCAATCAGCTGAGTTACCTGTCTCAGCGGTCCCTTCAGGTGAGGCGAACATGGCTCAAGGTGCTGCAATGTTTAACACTATGGCAGATTTAGGTTCTTTGACTTCTCACACCAATGACGTGTTTATGGGAGAAACAGTTCGATCTTTTAGAACTCTTCTCAAGCGATTTACGATGAGTGAGCTTGTTAATGTTTCTATTGCCCCTACGGGTACTGATAATGGAGCTGTAGCTATTCAGCGACCCGCAATGCCCATTGAACCAGGTTATACCCGAAAATCCGATTTGGG